GTCGGCGTTCTCAGTGTTTAAGTCATTATCAACATAATACTCCATAAATTTGGAGTTTGTTCCTGTGTCGTCTGCAAAATAGATGTATGCGCCTACTTGTATAGGGTTTATTGTCTTCGAGCAGTTAAAGGCTGATGCGAAGTTTAGCTGTGCTGTTTTTGGGGAGAGAAGGTCTGCCGAGTCAAGAATGTACTGCGTCCGATCTGAGAAGATCAGGAGTTTCTTGTTAAACGGGATTGCGAAGTTTAGGAGAGTTACCTGACCTGTGACCGCCGCAATATCTATAGGGTCACTGTCAACTAGCTGGGCAACTGTGGTGCGCCAGAAGTTTTCAAAAAGGTCAGCCTCAGATAGCACTACGTTTTCATCTGAAAGAAAGCCCATACGGCCTTGGTGGATGAAAATGTCATTGATTGGTTTACCGATGAATGTAGGGTCGCTGTTGGTTATATCATCCCCAGCATACATCTCAGACCATGTGTGTGTTGAGAATGTAAATTGGTCAGTGCTTGCATCATAGAATAATTTATGAGGCATTGTTGATTGTGTAATTACACGCTTTTTGCCGTAGCCAAATGTTTCTATCCAAAGCTGTTTTACTGCATCAAACACCACATAATAATCATCTCCGTCATACCCTGGCTCACCTAAAATACGGACAAGACGCCCGTCTTTATCTTGAGCGGGTAAGTCCTCAAAAGACGTTAATTCTTCCTTGAACACGGTCATAGCGTTGCCGCCATTACCTTCATCGACCTGAACTGTATCGGACGAGGCTAAATAAAGAGAAATGGTTGAGTTATGCCTAGTGGCGGTATAACCCGCAGTCGTCAGGTCGTTGACCAGCTCTTGTGCAATTGTCTCTGTCCGTTCAACAGCATTCGAGGCTTCAGTGTTTGCACCTGTTGTGAAGTTAGCTCGAAGAGTGCCGTTTATGTAAACAGCGTAATTAGAGTTCGACAGGGAGCCTTTGACGAAGACCGACCAATATCTTGAAGGATCAAGCCGTGCAGGGCTGATACTAGACTCAGGGGTAGTGGTAGCCGCTGGGTTAATGGTCTTATTCAAAATGAAGGTGGTATCACCAACAGTAATCATTTTGCAATTTTCGCGGGGGCTTGATCCAAAACTAAGGTACGAGCCTGATAATGTACCGTTTACGGTCTTTGATGCACCTGTGTCGTCGTAAACCTTTATGTCGTTGTTCTGGATTGTCAGGAAAAATTTCTTACCATCAAACCGTTGGAAATAATGACCCTTTACAGAAGTTGATACGTTATTTCCAACTCTAGCGATAATCTCACTTCCTGAGCGTTTTTGGAGTCCAGCAACAAGCGAAGCCCAGCCGTTCTCCATCTCAGTGCAAGAGTTTTGCAAGCGGAGAGCTGGGGGCTGCTGACTGACACCGTTGAACATATTGGGCATTGAGCCAGCAACAAGAGCCATTAGTAAGTCCTCCTCACAGGGGCTACTCGAGCCACAGTTGAATAGGTCGAATAACTGTCGGTGATCATATTGTAATCTCCTGTCTCAGCCTCTTCGTGTTGCAACAAATTCCATGCTTGCTGTTCGTCACCACGGTTAAACTTAGAGAGGGACTCAGAACCAAGGATGCGCTCTTGGAAAACTCGAGAAGACCTAATCGTAATATAACGACGGGCCGCTTCTGGTATCTCGTCAAAATCCAGTACCATTGTCAGATGTAAGCGCAGTGATCCTGTAAATGTGTATGTGTTATCTTTTCGATCATACAGCTTCATACCCCGCTGCACGACATCAAGGTTCCTGTCGTTCTCAACCGTATCAACACGCAGAGTGTTGGCAGGGAGCAAGATTTGATTGGAAATATTTGGAGAGATCGTATGAACTTCTGTGTTCCAGTGCCAGCCACTTGACTGCACCTCACGGGAAATTTCATCGATGATTGAGGAGGCAACCTGAGCATCCACCTGAAGGCCAGATAGCGAGGCTACTGGGGCTTCGCCTATGTTCGTTAGGCAGACATTCACGGCCTCTATTTTAGTAGTGGGGGTCAGTGCCATGTTTTCCTCTTAATTAAAAAGAGAGACCCCCGAAGGAGCCTCTCTAATCGTTAGTTTAGGCAGTTTGAATCTGCACAGCAGCTTCGTTACGGAGTACACCGTGACCGACAGCATACTTAGCAACCATCAGAGTACCCTGACGACGGATGTCGTACTCAGACTCTGTGGACAAATCCATCAGCTTCACAGTACCAGCACATGATGGGTGGAATACGATAGCAGTCGTGTTGGCTGCGGCTGCAACCTGACGACCACCAGCACCACCGGCATCAACACCTGTACCTGTGACGTTAGCCACTGGCAAGTTGTTGGACTTCAGTACATCGATACCAGCCACTTGCATGATTCGACCAGATGCAGTTGAGCCGTTACCAGCGTTACCAAAGTCCACGTTCTGTACCTTGGAGCTGTTAGCCAGCAGATAGTACTGAGCTGGTTTGACAACGACGTAACGGTTATCTTCTGGGACGTTCTTTTCATCGAGTGCCTGAGCAGCAGCGAAGATAGAGTCTACCAGCGAGTCAGCGTTGGTGTTGCTGTCCGAGTCAGTGATTACAGTTCCAACCATATCAGATTCACCTGTGACGGTGGCTGAAGATAGGTTAGCTGCCTGAATAAGCGTCTGTAGGATATGCTTATCCATCTGGTTAGCGAGAGCTACGCCCATTTCCTTGGAGTAAACTGAGCGAACATCATAGTGGTTCTTAGCTTCATCGATATTTGCAATGAAGGTCGAAGTCAGCAGAAGGTCGTTAATTGTAATAACTTTTTCTGCGTGGTTGATGCTCGAGCCAGTGATCTCTGCTCCAGGGGTGTGGTACGCAGCAGATGTGCGGCCCATGACAGGAAACTGAGCGGATTTGCCATTCGCAATGGTGCGAACTTGATGCTTGTCCATCATGACGGTCTGCTGCTCGAATGCAGTCAGTACTTCGCCAGAGAAGACTTTGAGAAACAGGGCGTCCTTATCGGAGCCGCCGTTTAGTGCGCCTAAGCGTGAAGGGGTAGCGTTAGCCATTTTTGTACCTCAATTGTACGAGTTAAAAGTAAGGGGTGAACCTCAGATTACTCGCCACCTTTTCTTTCGAGGTTGTTCCCCGCAGGGAGCCAGAAAGTACAAATGGTCTGTGTTCTTTAGGTCTTCATGCCTCGGTTTTTATTTCGAGACATGACTGAAAGGTTATTAGCTGAGTTATTAAGTGTATTGCTGTCTCGATGGTGAACGTCTTTACCGTCACCTTTACGAGCCATACCTTTTTTAATCATTAAACGACGAGCTGCGTTTCGTCCTGCCCGTCGCTTTTTTTGCTCGGGCTTGGAATGGTAATCAGCGTATTCTTCTGCGTAATTCCTAGCCATACTAACTTCCTTTACATTATGTTGGAGCGAGACAGCTTTCCTGCTACTTGATCACGGAATGCAGGATCGGAGCTGTATCGGGGGTCTGCCATATCTGCTTTCATTTGAGCTAGGCTCGAATAAGCATCAACAGAGGGGCGGGTCTGTCCAGCCAAGTTACGGGCTGGCTCGACACCTTGATTGGCCTCATACATAGAGCGGAGACCTTGAACAGCGAACTTGGTTTCTTCCATGTCGCCGCTGTTTACTGCTCGGTTGTAGGCGTCAATCTGTCCATCTGACAAATTATCTGACGCCCAATTAACCATCGAGCTATAATTTTCTTCGCCACCTACTGAGGTGTATACCTCGGTGGTGGTTGTCTGTAGCAAAGATTGCTGTCCCTCGATAAAGCTATTTACGATTTCTCGAGGTATACCAGCTTTCTCTAGGGAGTCGTAAGACTGGTCTGTGAGACCGTCATTTTCCCAGTATTCACTACTGAGAGCGTTAAAATCTAGACCAGCTTCTTGTACAGCCTCTCGAGCAAACTCTTCAGAGTTCTCAGCATCAGTAGAATCCGCACCTCTAGTCTCGCTTTCATCCACATCAGTTTGTCTAGACTTCGTGAAATTAGATTGCAGTTCTTCATAAGCCTTCTCTAGTTCCTCGTATGAGTCAAATTTACCTAGTATTTTTTCGTCATCAGAAGGTGACTGCGCCTCGTCTTGAAGCGCAGCCTGTTCTTCTAATGATGGATTATTGTCTTGGGGATCGATATTAACCGTTTCCGTTGCCATCATTCATTCCTTGTTGGGCCATTTCCATGGCGGCTGGGGTTGCCTTTTCTGCAATCCTGCCCATTGTCTCATTCGCCATCATCTGCTGTTGAGCTTCGGCTTCTGCCTGTTGCTCGGCCTGAATGTCTTCCTCGGTCTTCACAAGGCCATCCATGTCGATACCAAGTGCTGTGCCGATGCGAGTGATGTAGTCAGATACGTTCATGTACTGCGCCACAGCTTCGGGGCCGAGGGGCTGCAAAGCAGTGAGAAATGCGTTGTACTTGTTTAGGTCATGACCCCGACCCAGTGCCTCGAGTCCCGTCACAATTGCTGGACGGACAATACCTTTGG